CACCTCAATCCAGCAATCGCAAATCAGCGCACTGCAAGATAATACGCAAGCGCTCACCGAGAACACCACGTCAAAGACCAGCAGCGGATCTTCCGTGGGTAGTACGGTTGAGAGTGTTGCATCGAGGTTCTTGGGCGGAGGTCTGAGCAGCCTGTCGCCCTTGATTGGCGGACTCCTGAGTCTGTTTGGAGGCGGTGGCGGTCAGACACTCGCGGTGCCATCTCCATTTATGTTGCCGCCGGAGGTGCAATCGAACGCGGGGCTGACGGCTAGCGCGCCTGGACAAGTGGTGCCGGCTAGTTATGGAGAAACGGGCCAGCCGCGCGCGCAATCGGCCAGCGCTTCGCAACAGATCACTGTCCAAGTGAACGCAATGGACAGCCAATCGTTTCTCGATCATAGCGATGACATCGCAAACGCGGTGAAACAGGCAATCTTAAACTCCAATTCGCTAAATGACGTAATTTCCAGTCTGTAGATATGAGCACGTTTCCGACATTGAAGACCGGGGCTGTGATGCAGTACCCCGCCCAACGCGGCTTGCAGTTCGCGACGACGGCCTTGCAATTCGTGGATGGCTCCGAACAACGTTTCTGTAATTACCAGTCGATGCTTCACAGCTGGGTGATCCAGCTTAGTCTGCTGGATCAGAGCGAGTTGCAGACGTTGCAGGAATTCTTCCGCGGCATCGTGGGACCAGCTGGAGACTTCGCTTTCACGGATCCTTTGGATGGCACGAACTATCCAAGCTGCAGCTTGGCGAGCGACAGCATGGCTGCTGTGCTGGTGGGCGAATGGAATGGCGAAACGTCACTGACTGTGCTGGAGAACGGAAGCTGACATGCTCTACTACCCGCAGCTCACCACTGGGGCCATCACCCAGTTTCCGGTTACCCGCACTGTCAATATGCGGACAGCGGCCAATCAACTTCCGAGCGGCTTCACGATCCGGATGGCTGATACCGGCGCGCAGAAGGTGCAGTGGCGGCTGGTATATTCGGATCTCACCGATGGCGAACGAGCTTCCCTTGAGGGCCTGTTTGAAGCTTCGGCAGGCCAACTGAATACATTTACGTTCTTAGATCCCACCGACAATCTGTTGATGTGGAGCGAGGACTGGACGCAATCGGTGTGGACGCCCGATGCGCTGTTACAGGTCGCCGGCGGAGTGGCGGACCCGCTAGGAGACAGCGCGGCGATGCAACTCACGAACACCGCGCAAACTACGCAACAGATCGTTCAGAATACAAGCGGACCAAGTTCGTTCGTGTACTGCTTCAGCGTGTATGTACGGAGCAATGTGCCTGCGGCGATTCAGCTGGTTGTGACCGCGACGGGGCAAACCACTTTAACGGCGGTAACGACTGGAGCTTCGTGGAAGCGAGTGACGACCGCTGGCAGCCTCTCGGTTCAGCAAGAGGGGATTGCCTTCGGAGTGCAACTGCCGGCAGGGGTCCAGGTGGACGCGTTCGGCGCTCAAGTGGAAGCACAGCCCGGGGCGGGGTTGTACAAGCAGACTATCGACCTCGGCGGCGTCTATTCGAGCACGCGGTTCTCTTCCGACTTACTCGCAGTAACGGCCACCGCGCCGAACCAGCACTCCTGTCAGATCGGCTTGATCAGCAGTCTGTGATGCGGCAGCAGAACGGAGAGCCTCTCGCACAATGACGACGATCGACGTTTTGAAAGAGCTGGAGGTTCCGGGCACGCCACTGCTTTTGTTCAATTGTGCGCTGCCAACCGGCGACGTTCAGTACTGGAGCACTCACAACGTCACTGTGAATGGCCAGCAATACTTGAGCCGCGTGCTGAAGCACAATATCTTCGATCTGAACTCCAGTCCAGAAGCCGCGACCGACGGCGTCTCCATTGTCTCTATCACACTTGCCAACGCAGACGCCTTTCTTTCCTCGATTGAGCGGGACATTGGATGGAAAGGATCGGACCTGGTGGTCACCTTTCTGTTTTTCGACCTGACGAATCAAGTCGTGGTGTCAAACAGCCAGGTCGTGTTCCGTGGAATCGCAAACCCGCCGGATCAATCCACTGAATCGACCCTGCGGCTCAGTTTCACCAACACCCTGAACTTACAGCGGGTATTCTTGCCTGCGATCCGCATTCAAAAGACGTGCCCGTGGAACTTTCCAAGTACCGCGGCGCAACGGCAGGAGGCGGTCAGCGGAGGAACGGAAGGGGTGTTTTCGCCTTTCTACCAATGCGGATATTCACCGGATCAGTCCGGCGGAGTGGGGAACATGAATGCGGGCGCCCCTTACACCACCTGCGATTATTCGCGCGTGCAATGCCAACAGAGGGGCATGTTCGACACCGACAATCGGAGTAATGTTACGCGAAGGTTTGGCGGCATTGAATTCGTGCCCGCGTCGATCATTGTGCGCACTTATGGCTCGAAAACATCGCAATTATCCAGTCCCCTGCCGAATCAAGCTCTCTATAATGACTTCATTCCGCTGATTTACGGGACCGGATGGTATCAGCCGCCGATTGTCCTGGCTCTCAACGATGGGAATCTCACACACTTCGAAATACTGTTGGGAAGCGGGCAGATTAGCAGCGTTATCGCGGTTATCGTAAACAACACCCAGATCCCGGTTGGGGTGAACGGGACAAATATGACGGCGACGGGTTGGTACAACGTCATCAGTCATGGAGCCAGGAATGGCAGCTTCAATCCGGACTTCAGCAATTCCGCCGGACAGCCGTTAGGCGATCCTTACGGAAGCATGGCATTTATGTCGCTGGTTGTGCCCAACTGGATTTCCAATGGAACCTCACTGCCCAACGTCGAGGTCCTGATTCAGGGCCTCCAAGTCGCGCAATTTGATTCCAGCGGCAATTACATAAGCAATGTCTTTACCAACAATCCAGCCTGGGTGATGCTAGACGCGTTGCTTCGCAGTGGTTGGACCCTCTCGCAATTGGATCTTGCAACCTTTTCGGCCGTCGCGCTGCGCTGCAACGCGCTGGTCTCCACGGTGGATGTTAACGGGAACAGCACCACCATTCCTCGCTATCAATGTAATCTTCTGCTGACAGGGAGCCGGAGCGCCGGCGACATCGTTCGCGGCATTCGGACCGCCTCGGCGATGTATCTCACTTTTGATTCCAATGGACTGATTCAGCTCAATGCGGAAGACACACTCGCGAACCAGCAGCCAACGCAGTCGGCAAGCAGCAATAGCACCGCAGAGTTGAACGGCGGATGGCCGGCCTATGAATTCGGCGACGATGCGTTTTCAGGCATCGTGCGCAGCGCCAACGGGACGCCCTCGCTCACGGTAACGTCGCAGAGTATAGCCAATACTCCGAACCAATATACAGTTGAATTCCAAGACGAGTTCAATGATTACCAGCAAGATAGCCTATCGTTAGTGGATATCGATGATTTCGTGCTAACGGGGCAGCAGGTTACCACTACACTAACGGCCCTTGGCCTTCCGAATTTCGATCAAGCCAACCGCGCAGCGGCGCTTCAGTTATATAAGTCGGTGAACGGCAACACGTATATCCAGTTTGAGACCAGCGTGAAAGGCGTGGGGTTAAAGCCCGGCGACATCATCGCCTTGACTTACGCAAGGGAAGGCTTCAGCCGGCAACCATTCAGGATTACCAAGCTATCTCCCGGAGTCAATTTCATTACGGCTGTCATCGCCGCACAGATCCATGACGACGCATGGTACACGGTGGTCAACGCGGATGCGGGAGGATCGGGGCGCCAGCCTAGCTCCGAGGTTGGACTGCCGAGGCCGCTTGTGGGCAGCGTGCTCGATAGCAATGGAGTGGAGCAGTTTGGAATCTCGGAAACCTCTACGGAGAGCACGGATGGCAGCGTTACCGAGACTTTATCGGTCTCCTTCTCCGTCCCAGCAAAGCCGGCAGCAAGCTCAGCCGGCATACCGCTGATGGGACTGAACGCTCAGGTGAGTAACAGTGGGGGAACCTTGGCAGGTGGGCAAGTTCTGTATTACGGAGTGAGCGCGGTTGACGCGAACGGGGCCGAGGGCGGGCTCTCGTTTATCGCAACGGTGAACGTCCCGGCAGGCGACAACACGAACCAGGTTACTCTTGTGAGTCTCAGCTTTTCGCCGGCTGCCGTCTCTTTTGATGTTTATCGTGGCCCTAATCCCACGCAAATCTTGCGAATCGCCAGTAATGTTGCGATCGCCGGCCAGTTTATCGACTCGGGACTAACTGCATTGTTGCAGGGTCCGCCGGACCCCAATTACGATCACGCCAACTTCAATTGGCGCTTGGAGCTGCAACCTCCCGAGCAGGTGGGCATATTCTCGGCGACCACCGTCGGTAGCAGCACGCTGAACATGGTGGTGAACCTGTACAACGGCGCCACGGTGAGACTCACTACGGGGACCGGAGCGGGACAGGAGCAGACTATAGCTTCCAACACGGCCACCACGCTCACCATCACGACGCCCTGGAGCATCCCCCCGGATACCACGAGCTTCTTCCTGATAGCGGACTCCG